ATGGTGTTGGTGGCTATGGCAACATAACTATTGGCAAATATTGCGGCTTCACCGGTGTCATTGAAATAAGCACCTGTATTGACTCCAATGGCATTGCCTGTAATGGTGATTCTCTGATCACCTTGTTCAATTATACCACTGTTGTTGGTAAAATTAATCAGATTGGCCAGCACTGTTCCGCCATATGTGGGCAAGAAGTTGGCCACATTGGCATTGCCATATGTGGCAGGCAAACCTGTCAGTTGTGATCCATTGCCCAGGATGTATGTGCCTGTGACATTGCCTGTGGTGCTGATATTGGCCGCTGAGATGTTGCCTGTGACCACCACTGCGTTTGATGCAGAATTGAATGTGAATCCTGCCGAAGCATCTGCATTGCCGTTGTTGTTGTACAGGACCTGTGTGTTGGCACCAGGCACAATCAAGTTGCCCACAATGTTGCCCAGAAAGGTACCAATAAAATACCCTTGTGTGCTGATATTGCCAGTGGCACTGATTTTGCCTGGAGTTATGAAATTGCCAGCTGTGATGTTGCCGGTGGTTGATATGACATTTGATCCAAAATTGGCCAACAAACTGGTCACATTGGCATTTGAGTAGGTGGCAGGCAGGCCTGTCAGCTGTGAGCCATTGCCCAGGATGTATGTGCCTGTGACATTGCCAGCAGCACTGACCAGGCCAGGAGTGAGTAAATTGCCGCTGGTAATGTTGCCGGTGGTTGATATGACATTTGAACCAAATGAAGCCAACAAACTTGTGACATTGGCATTTGAATAGGTGGCAGGCAGTCCGGTCAGCTGTGATCCATTGCCAAAATAATATGGTGCTGTGATATTGCCTTGCGCACTGACTGTACCATCATTGCCCATCACAACTGAACGAAGCGTGCCGGTGGTATTGCTCTCCCACACAGCGCCATCTGGATCTACATAAAACCATGATCCTGTGCCTATGTCGGTTTGATCCACCGGAGCTGAGATACTATTTGAATACTGTAACTGTGCCCAGGCATTGCTTTGTATGGCCACTCCGGTGCCATTGTGATACACAGTGGTCAACTGGGCATTGTTGGCTGTGACATTGCCTGTGGTTGATATGGAGTTGGATCCAAAAGCATTCAGAAATGAGGCCACCTGTGCGTTGCCATAACCGCCCACAATGTTGCCACCTGGGATGTTGGTCAGTCCTGCACCATTGCCAATAAACACATTGCCAGAAATGTTGCCTGTGGCCACAATATTGGCCACGGTGTTGCCACCATCCGAACCTGCGGCCAACAGTGCAACCACATTGGCATTGCCATAGGGTGTGGTGGGTATGATAACGCCTTGTGTGCTGGGATACAAGGTGGTAAAATTGTTGCTGCCTGTAGTTCCATTGCTGCTACTGGTGCTGTAAAGGCTGGTTGTGTTGCCACTCATGTGTGTGTCCTTATTTGATATTGTACTGGCGATACTGTCTGGGCTGCCACACTGAAGTCAATCGCGTGTGACCACCAGACCATTTGCCAAGATTGTTTTGATCTTCCACAATATTCCAGGCATCTTTGTATCGTGCATCATATATGGCAGCGTCTTGATCATTGTGACGCTTGATGTAGTATTCTTTCAAGCTGGCATATACATAACCTTCTGACCAGGTCTGCAACACAGCATTAGTTTGTACCTTGCGGCCGGTGTTTTCCAGCAAGGCAATGTTGGTCACAGTGCCTGCTATGGGCGTGGTGCCCCCTGTGGCTGTGAAATTCACAGTGGTTGAGGTTGTAGAGGTCACTGTGTACACTCCACCAGTGCCTAAACTGCCTACACCTGCTGTGGCAGTGATGATGCTGCCTGCTGTGAGACCTGTGGTAGCAGTCATGCCTGTGATCTGTGCGGTCCAAGGACCTGTGCCCGCAATGGTGCCCACTGTGCCCACTGTGCTCACAATGATGTCATCTATTGGTGAGAACAACAAGGGCCAGGCCTTGTAGTAGTACATGTTGATCAAGGCGCCTTCACCAATCCAGGGCAGGAATTGGTACATGTTGTACACTTCTGAAAACTTGCCGCGAATCACAGCTGGCACATTCACAGGAGCCAGATACAACTGTGCAATCATGCTTTGTGTGATGATGTCTCTGTCGCCAATGCGGTCATACACAATCCAAGGACCGGTTTGACTGGTGGTTGAACCACCTGGATTGCCCTGTTTGAAAAACAATATGGGCTTGTTCATGTCAGCAGGAATGGGAATCTGACCCTGGGCATTGGCCACGCCAATGTTTTCTTCTGCATAAGGATCTGATCTTAGGGCTGGCAGTTCAATGTTTCTCATGCTGAGTTCAGCAAGATAGATACACTGCTTGATTTCAGTGTCATTGGTTGATCCTGTAAAATCTTTCAGAAATGACACCAGGCTGTCGCCTGTGGGAATTTGAAAACTCATATTTTAATGTCCCTTAAAGAACTTGGTTTCACCCGATTTGGCAGGATATGGCACCGCAACTGGGATGGGCATGCGTCCGCCTGGATAGCACACATACTGTGGATATTCCTGCTGTACCACACGATAAAACTGTGCTTTGAGTGTGCGATCATTTTTGATTGCTGCCCAGGGCATGCCACCAAAATACTGATCACTGATACGGATTGAAACCACATTGGGTAGATCCATCCATTTCCAACCCAGGGTGCCATCAGGCATGAGTGGTGCTAAGGGATCAGGATAGCCTGCTTCGGCTGCTTTGCGGTATTCTGCACAGCGGCGAGCCACTGCTTCTGCATTCATTTGTTCGCGGCGAATATAAAACTTGCCATCTTCGCGACCTGTGGTAATCTTGATATTGTGGCTGCCGTTCCAGTCTGTGCGTGTCCAATCGCCTTTCATGCTGTTGTACAATTTGTCGTTTTTCAACAACATATCTGCCACTCCATTGTGGTTTGTGACTGTGCCACCATGATCTTGGCGCATGTAGTCATAGTTTTTCTCGGGATCAGTGTGGTCCAGGTATTCAGGTTGGTTGTTGTTATCGCTCATGTAGTATTTAGTGACACCACAAAATAGCACCACAAAGCCCATGAGAAAGGGGCCAGAGCCCCTTTCACAATTACTACAACTCGGTGAGTTATTAGTATGTTGATCCTGCTCCAGTATTTGTGCGTGACACAAATGTACTGGTACGAGGACCTGATGGTGTGCTACCTGTGGTTGAAATGTTGTTCAACAAACCAACTCCGGCTGGATTGCGCACAATTAATGTGCCTTCAAGCAAGAATTGATCCAAGCTGGCATCAGCATTTGAGAACACTTCATTGTTGGGTCCCAGATCTCTCAAGCTACCCCACTGCAACACATCTTCGTTCAAGAAGTAGATTGAGTTGCTTACACCAGACTGGTCCATGATCCAAGAATCATAGATTTCGTAGGTGTAGTTGAAGTCGCCTTCATAAGTCTGGATTGTGTCGCCACGCTCCACATTACGACGGTTGATGCTGGTGTTGGAGTTCACAATGTTGTCAGAGATCATGGTACGCAGGCTGGTTGGAACAACCATGGTACGAATCTTGGCATTGTAACGCTGTTCAGCTGTGGTAACCAACTGCTTGTAGATCACAGGCTGGAAGGTCTGGTTCACAAAGGTACCTGTGTAGAACTGTGTACCATTTGAGTTGATCACCAGGTTACCCACATTGGCTGAAGCTGAATCGCTAGAGGCATTGTTGGTATAGGTGGTGATGTTGGCAGCTGCGTTGCCACTGGGGTTGAAGCTGAGTGTGCCTGCAAAACTTGCCAAGCTGCCCATTCTACGACCACCTGTTTGGCTGGTGCCAGGATTGGTAATTGCTGTACCGCTTTGACCCGAGTACTGTGTACCGATTTGGTCAGCACGAACCAACTGTTGCTCCACATCGAACATGAGTTCGATCAACTGCTTGACTTCCTGATAGGCCTGTGGGTCACCACCAGACTGCATCACAGCTCTTGCAGTGCCAGAGGCAGCAATAGTTGTTTGGAAAATCTGTGTGTAGTTGGCCAGGTTGAATCGACCATTGCTTTCGGCATTGCTGGTTGATACTGCGGCACCTTCTTGCACAGCTTGTGCTGAAGGCAAGCGATAGATGTCATCAGTCCACAAGGGCAGTGTTGAATTGACCTTGCGTTTTTTGCTCATACACATGTTGAGCACAGGGGTATCGTCTTTTACACGATTGCTTACATCTAGATCTAAGTCTTTGACAACGATATCTGAACCATATGCGGTTGTACCATTACCAATTTGACTGGTTGTAATTTCTGCCATTTTAATTCTCCTTGAATATTAGGCTATTATCTACCACCTCTTTGGGCGCCGCGTATCTGTGACAGGCGTTGCATCAAGAGGTTGTCACCGGCTTTTTTATCGCCGGTCTTGGCTGCTTCACGAAGTTTGTCAAGGCTGCCTTCAGAACGATTGCCCTGACTGTTGCCTCTGCGCTGAGTCAATTGTGCTATGCTGGATCCGGCCTGTCTAGTACTGGGTTTGGAACGGTATTTCAATCCGTCCCTCACAAGACTCAACAGATTTTCATCTGACGATATGAGATCAATATTGGGTATGCCGGGGATCATCTCGCTACGAGCTTGTGGCCAAATCTTGATAACCTTTTCACGCAGTTCATTGTAGACATATTCATTTTTCAAATCCTTGTCCTGGAATGATCTGCGGTTGTTTTCAAGAACCTGTGCAACCTGCTGACTGCGTATGGTACGAAACTGGTCCACTGCGGGTTTTAACTGTCCAATAACTCCCTGCTGTGACTGAATGTATTGCTCATTCTGTCTCATTGACGCTTCAATCCGGGCTCGGACACCGGGATCTTGCGTTTGTGCAAGCTGTTGGTGGAACACAGTTTGATATCCCTGCGTTTTCACAATCTCATCATAGGCCTTCTGCAGTTGCGGTTCAACCGTAAACTCCATAGCCAGTGTTAAACCTTCCTGCTGTGCCCGTTGTTCTCTGAGATATTCATCAAACTCGGCTCGCTCGACTTTTAACTGGCGTGCTTCTTCATGTATGGCACCTCCCTGTCCTAGGATACTGGCAGCTTTTTTAGCGTCGATCACAACTTCTTTGCCATTTCTGACAAATTTGAATTTGGCATCGGGATTGGT